GGTCGGAATCAACTGCGACATAAAGGTATCGAAGCCGAAGACTCGACCCAGTCGGGCCTCTTCCATCGCACGGCCGCCGTCACCTCGCTTGTCCGCGGCGATGAAGGCCGGGTCGCCAAGGAGCGCACTGTCATCTTCCGGCGAGACCAGAAGGAAGCGGTTGGTCGTTGGGACCTTTGCCTGATTGAGTGCGAGACGGGCGCCTCGAATCGTTGCCGAGTCGATGTCCGTTCCGACCACGCCGACCGCAGCCGCCGCGTTAACGTACTCTGCGAGAATCTCCGACTCAATCTCTTCGACGAGCTTAGGAATCGCGTCCCGGATGTAGTTAAGGCCCTGAGAGAGAGCCTTCGATCCAGCGTTGTCCTCGACTCGCCAAGACACGTACTTGTGCTGGTTCAGCGTGACCGTGACCTTGGAGTTGGTCGGGTTCTCCGGCAGGACGGGCTTCTCAGTCGGACCTGCAGCGAGGTACTCGCTCTTGGACTGAACGGTCACGTCCCCGCGCTTCAGGATGTTGATGGTATCACCAACCCCGCCCGTCTCGTTCTCAAAGTCTCGGCGGACTAGGCGGGAGACGAGGGTGTTAGCCCGGTACTCTTCAAGGACCTCATTGAGCCAGAACGCGGGAATCGCGTCAACTGCCTCATTGGTAGTGATGAAAGCCATATTTGCTTTTGGGGGTCAATGCCCGAGTGCCGGGCGGGGTAAGTTACTTGAGGGTGCCGTCTCGCATAGCGGCCATCATGGCCTCTCGCTGCTCGGCGATGTTCTCTGGCTTGGACAGGTCGCCCCATGGATTACCGCCCAGTTTCTGGGGGGTCTTCGGAGGCACTTGTCCTGGTTTGCTCTGGGCACCTGCCCCATCTCCGGCCGTGGCCTTACGGAAGTGGGGGTTTCGACCCAGGAAGTCACCGATGGCGGCTTCTGCGGTAAGGTAGCCTCCTGCTCCGTCCGTGGTCGGCATGCCTTGGGCATCCGTTACCAGGGCGGCTCCGTCACGAACCGTGAACTGGAGACCTCGTTGTGCCAATTCCATCTGAACCAGCTGTGCCACCTGTCCGGGGGCGATTGCGTCACTCGCTACGGAGGACAAGGAGTCGCGGATAGTTGCCTGTCTGCGCTCCTCTTCGATTGCTTCGAACTTGCTCTGCAGTTCTTGTGCGCGCTTCTGCTCTGCCTCGTAAAGGCCCTTGTACTGGCCCTTGGCTTTGGCAGCTTCCGCTGCCTCGCGCTGCTTCTCTGCATACGTCTGCTGAAGACCTTCAAGGCCTCCTTCAATCCCGAGACCTGCTAGGGTCTGGCTGACTCGGTTCTTTTCCCGAGTCACTCGGTCCTTGACGATAGCGTCTACCTGGGCCTGGGTAAGGCCGGTGTTTGCGGGTGGGGCAGCGGCGGGCGATGGGTCTGCTTGACCTCCGCCTGACTGGTTGCCTTCGCCGTCGTTTTCGTCTTGGAATGTGTGCTGGTTGAATCGAAACATATCGAACCTCCGGTTTGGATGCCTGTCTCAAGCCGGCCGGAGTAGCCTAGCGGCGAGAGCAGTAGAGTGTGACGTGGCCGTGGTCGTCAGGAGGGGTACCGGCCGTTTAAGACGACCCTATGCAGGGTCGGGGTTTTGAATGGGCACTTGGGCAAACACGTTCGCGCCGGTCTGTCCCTCTGCCGCCTCGGGGACGGCCTTGGGCATCGCTTCCCACTTCTCTCGAAGGTCCTTCTTCAGTTCCTTCAAGCGAGTAGGCGTCACCTTGCCTGCGAAGTGTGCATGGACCGCTTGGATCATGTTCTCAAGAGCGGCTTCCGAATCAAGCGGAATGCCCATGGCGATGACTCGGAGACCGTCCGTAAGGACCTTCTCGATCTCGCCCGGCTCAAGGTCAACAATGAAGCCAGGAAGCGGCGCGTAAGTAGAGTCTTGACCCATCCAAAGAAGGGCCAGTCGGCTGATCTGCTGCTCGGCCTCACCCATCGAGCGCCCCAAGGACTCAAGAAGGGCTCGTTTGTCGATTGTTTGGAACGCCAGCGACGAGCCGCTGACATATGCCCGAGACCCTTCGTTCATCCGGCCGAGGCCAGAGAGGAAGCGGATGGACATCTCCAGTTCTTGGACCTCCTTGCGGATGGTCTCTACGGCCGAGGCCTTGGGCGCCAAGTAGAATGGTGGCTCCTCGCCCTCGTCGAGAGGGAGGACTCCGGCCACTGACCAGTCGACCTTACCTAGGGCCTCGTACGTTGACGGCGGAGCCACCAGGATGTTGAACACCTGCTGGTAAATCTGCTCGTCAATCAGGGACAGTTTGTTCGTCAGCTGTCGGACCAGGGGAGCGAGGTCCCGGATGAGCGACTCGGCCACCGGGAGGTGCTCGACCTGCTCACCGACGTACGTGAAGACGATGGGTACTTTTCCACACGGGTGCTGGCCCTCGGCCAGGAGCGTGTAGATGTACTCAATCTCCTCTTCCTTGGTGTTTTTCTCAGGGTCCTTCTGGGTCACTCGGTAGAGTTCCCATCCGGTCTTGGTCCAGCGCCGGAACAACTCTTCAGGCCCTGTGGCCCTCTGGTAGAACTCTCGGGAGACGGCGTGGTACTCTCGGACCATGACCCAGTCGAACTCACCCCTCTCGTCCTGTTTCCAGTCGATGATGTCAGTGGGGTCGAGTCGGTAGGCATAAGGGCGCATGCCTGATTGCTCTTGCTCCGCCATGGAGGCGAAGGGCCCGCCCTGTCCGTCCCAGCGGTCAACGACCACGGCCTGGACGCCAAAGATGAGGCCTCTGCGGAAGACTCGTTGAGAGAATTCCTGCATGGGTGTCCCGAGCCGATCTACATCTGCCCAGAGGTCCTCAAGCGTCTTGCGCTCCAGGTCAGGTAGTTCCTCTACGTCCCGTCGCCAGGGCTTGCGGTACAAGCTGGCTGAGTACGTGTCGACGACGACTCGGATGTGGTTCAGGTGAACCGCTCTTTCCAGACGTCGATCATACCCCTTCTGTCTCTCCTGCGGGTGTCTCCACAGATGCTTGAACAGGAACTCCGGGCCTCCCTCATACGACTGTCGGAAGAACTCCCACTGGTCGAACAGGGCAGAGTACCACTCGCTACAGTAGGCCTTCGGGCGCTCTCTGGTAGCGATGGTGATCTCTTCCTCTCGGCTCTGAGAGTACTCGGAGCCTGTTGAGAAGTAGATGCCCGGAGGCAGGATGTCAGATGCCTCGGGCGGCACGATTTCCTGAGCCATTCTTGACCTCGGGAGTAGTTTGAATCAATTGCCAGAGCGGGAATCGAACCCGCAACCACCAGCTTATCGGGCCGGTGCTCTTCCGTTTGAGCTATCTGGCATCCTCGCTAGGAGGTCGGGTCGTAGGCGCCGCTCAGCGTCTCTTTCAGGTACGCTCGGTTGAAGGCCGCTCCCCAGGCTAGGATGTCTCCGGGGGTATCGTCGACCGTCGACTCAATCTGGAACTTGATTCGGGAGGCCGAGGGGCACATTACGTCGGCGTCAAACACCTGAGCGACTCCTGCCCCCAGCACGATTGCGCTGTTGGTCGGGACGTCGATCCAGCCAGTCGGGGTATTACCCGCGATGTACTGGGCCTGCATTTGAACAGTCACGTCGTCAGATCCCGAGTTAAGCAGGACCGCCATGCCTCGGGACCGGGCAGGGATAGCAATCTCCGACTCTGCGATGTCGACGAAGTCATTGGTGGATGCCTGCGCCGCGCTCTGGGCGTCGAAGTAGACCCCTGAGAAGGCGTCGTCCTCGACCCGATATCGGGGCTCCAGCATCGACAGGGGCCGAAGCAAGCCGGACACCGCCACGTCTGAGTGACTTCCTCCCACGGCAGAGGCTACCGTGAGCTTGATGGCGCCGCACAGGGGAGCGTAGTCCTCGAACTCGAAGAGGCTTTCTTCCCCGGCCGAAAGCTCAGTAGGTGCAGCAATCTGGACCCAGTCCGAAAGCTCGACGTTACCCGCCGCGTTCTCTCGTCGGAATTTGACGTATGGCGTGACGTCGACGGCGTTGGAGCCTCCCGTGTTTAGGGCTCGGAGGGTCGGGAGGTAGCCTTCGGGAAGATTGACTTCCGTCTCAGCGATATCCGCCTCTGCGTCCGTCGAGGTCTGGTCCGCGGACTGGGCGTCAAGGTAAATGGGGCTCATCATTATGGGCTCTCTTGGGTGTGGGTGGCGTTCTAGCCTAGGCGGGGGCCGAAACGGGGCCCGGAGTATTTCGGCCTCGCGTCCGTTAGGAAGTTGAAGCCTAGTGAGAGGGCATCGACTTGATCGTCGTGGAGCCCGTATGGAAAGAAGTCTAGCTCGTCTAGAAAGGGACTCAGCCAGCCTGTGCCGTCGTCGACCAGGATGATTCGGCCCTCTCGCCACGCAGCGGAGGCGGGCCCGGCCCGAAGCTCCTTCTTGCCCGAGACCCTGATGCCGTCGTAAGAGTAGCGTCGAAGGGCCTTGGCGAAGTGAGAGATTTGGGCCTTACCTGCCTGTCCTGGCTCCTGCTCGGATCGGATGTAGCAACGCTTGCCGTCCTCGCGCGCCGTGTTGAACAGGGTCTGCTCGGTGATGTCCGGCGACTCCCTGAACCGCTTGACGTGACGCACAAAGGTAACGTCAGACTTTGCGTTTGTGCGTGCCAGTCGAATTCCGACTGACCAGTCGGGATCAGGATTGGTTGCGGAGGGTTTGGTTCCAGCGAGGTCCCAGGCCCGGACCTCCAGCAAGAGGTTCTTGGGCAACTCGTGAGGTTCGATGATCTCAGCTACGGAGCGGGGGAAGTACTCACCTGCTTCCATGTCCGACCAATCACCCTCTCTGAGCTTTCGGTACATCTCCGAGCCTAGGTTCTTGAGGCCGGACTCGTACTCAGCTGTGTCGATGGATGGGTTGTCGTCGAGGCTAGACGGCAGGAAGAAGCGCTCGGGCGTGTTGATTGGCGCGCCACCAGGGACAAAGCGCTGTTTGACCCAGGCGAAACCTACACCGACCGGGTTGGTCGTGGCTCGCATCCTCAAGGGTACAGGACTGCCGATAGGGCCACGCAGTCGAGAGAACATGAACGTATAGTCCTCTTCTCTCGGGAACTCCGTAAGCTCCTCGAACCCGATGAACTGGAACTCCGACGACGCGTACTTGTACCTATCCTGGGAGGACGACAAGAACCCGAAGGTTAGTGTGGCGCCTGATGGGAAGTACCACGTCTTCTGCTGAGCGTTCCACTTGGCTCCGGTGCCGGCCAGCCACTCTTGGGAGCGAGGGATGAGACCGCCTGCTAGCGAAAGGCTCGCCACGGTGGACCGGAGAATCAGGGCAGCGTACCCAGGGACGTCAACGTACTGAAGCGCGCTTCTCAGCAGCCAATCGCTCTTGCCTCCGCCTGCGGCGCCTCCGAAGAGGACCTCCTTGTGAGGCAGGAGCATCCCGACGCTCTGCTTCGGGTGGTTCGGCTGCAGACGAGTAAGGTACTCGTTCGTCCGGGGCGTCATTAGCTCCCGGAACCTCATATTTGCTACGGCGTCTTGCACGTATTGCTCGTATCCAGAAGGGGATGGACAGGGCGATTTGCAACAGGGTACTCTTCACTGGACGTCATCCGGTTTGAAAAACATGCAAGCAAACAGCACGCCGAGGAGGACCAGGGCTAGGGCTATCTTGTCTCGCATGCTCATCATCAGAGTTCCTTCGCTAGGTTGAATCTCTCTTCCTCAAGCTCTTCGACTCGGCCTCGGAGCAGCTGGAGCCCGTCGACAGTCGAGCGTCGACGCCTCGATCCTCCGTCTCGGATTGCGTCCGTCAGCCCGTCGAGCGCACGCGCCATATCAGCGTGCCTCGCGTTTGCGTCATCGCGCCACTCTTTCCGCTCGTCACGGTGGAGTTTGGCCTGTGCGTCGTACCTCTTCCCGAGGTGCCACACGAGCCAAAAGAGAGCGCCGATGGTCAGGCCAGCGAGCCCGAACTGCCCCCATTCGAGGGCGGGAGGGACGGCCATAACGTCGGCGATGAACATCAACGCTCTCCCTTCTCGTTCTCACCCTGGATCTTATGGACGTGCCACGCAAGGTGCAGGCTCGTGCCGCTGGCAGCAGCGAAGATGGCCCAGCGCATCAACATTTGAACCAGTGGGTTGGCGTCCCACGAGTAGCCGACCGCAGTCAGGAAAGAGAATAGAACAGTGAACAGCCCCATCGTCGCTTCGCCTAGGAGCATGATCGATAACGCGGAACCGAGTGGGTGTCCCGATCCGTGGAAGCGGCCCGCCAGATACGTCGAAAGAGCGACGCAGGAGACCCCTGCAATCGCCGTGATGTGTTGCAAAACGGTTAGCATATGGAACCACTTGTTGTTGCGGTTACTTTGACCAAGATTAGGGTGGCGAGTGCGTACCTAGAGGCTACTCGGTAGATGCACACTCTTCCCAGAGCAGCACTGCCACGCAACCTTCCGCCTCAACTTGGTTCGTCACAGGGTCCAGCGTCGCCGCGCCACGAGCCGTTACGCCAGGGAAAGCCGCCCAGAGCTCACTGGACATGCTGACGTCAGGCTTCTGCAGGACTCGGATCTGTGACCCTGCCCCTTGGATGACCAAGCAGTTGTCTGACTCGGCCGGCATGCAGGTCCGACTGGACCACTTCAGCAGGTCCGTGGGGGTCTGTGCCCCTCCGCACCCAGTCAGCAAGATCAGGAGGCACATCGAGCCGGCTCCCGTGGAGGCCGGGCGGAGGGCGCTGACGATGTTACGGAACCAGGCTCGGAAGTCCATCTTGCCTCCGGCTTGCAGGACATCGGGGCCGGGGGTGTCGTCCTGGTCCGGGAGCGTTCGCCAAGCTAGGCCTCCCAAGATCGCGAGGACGTACACCACCTGGGCCCCTGCGCTGTCCGGCACGTCGGCCATACCCGTGAGGTCGGCTGCGAGTGCTCCGAGGCCGAGTGCGCTGAACGCCGCGGCTAGTTTGTTGAGGATACTGGTCATTTGACTGCCTCGACGGTGACTGATAGGTCCTTCACCGTGATATTCGTCGTATCCGTGGTGTTTGCGATGTATGCCTCGACGTAATCGCCAGAGGTAAGATAGACGTAAGTCTGCGCGTGGGCGTTCTCTGATCGCCCCGACGTGGTCGTGGTCCGGCTCTGGGACGAAGAGATCGTGGTCCCGTTCAAGGCGACTCGGAGAGCGACTACCTTGTTACTTCCGCCCGTCATGGCTGCGATGGCGTCGACCTTGAAGTACGTCGGAGGTCCGCTGTACGTGGCCCGGTTGCTCGATAGAGTGAACCCTCCTTTGTTGAGGGCTCCTTCGGACGTCGACCCGTCGGCTTTGTAGAACGTGCTCGGAGAGACGATCGTGGTCTGCGTCGAGTTGTCGTCCATGTGGTACTCGACCGCACGGACGATGGGAGCTACTCGGTATCGGTCTTTGTACATTCGTCGTCTTCCAAGGTAACGTGTTTGAAGGCATCCATGCCCTGGAGCAGTGACGCGATTTCGTTCGCCGTCTGCTCTGAAGCGATGTGCTTGTGGGTGTGTTTGACATCACCCTCTACTTCGATGTGTGTTCGGTTCTCGGCCCGGATCTCCGCTTGAATCTTCGGGGGGCCGAATGACTGCGGGTCAAGGCGTTCGAGAATGAAACGCACCGTGGGGCCGTCCTTCGCGTTGAGGAGGGCGTGGGCAGCGGTCAGTGCGGCGGCTTTGAGGTCGCCGTACATGGTCCGTACGACGTCCACGTGCATCTCATCCCACCAATCACTCTTTTCCCAGCGGCGGAGCGTGGAGTAGCAGATGCCGACCGCGATGCAGGTGTCCTTCTTCGTCTTGCCCGAGGACAGCAGAGTAATTGCCCTCCATGCCTTCTCGGGGTCAGGGCAGCTTTCCGGTGCGTAGTTCGCGCTCGGTAGCTTGTGCCCTCGGTGATTGGTGAACCGGTCTCTACCCTTCTTCTTCAGCGGAGGGGGTAGCGTGGTGGGCATCGCCTCTGGCAGATTGTCGTCTTCCACGGTGCCTCGTGTGTTCGGTCAAGGTTGGGCCGGCATTTGTGCGCGACCCCATAAGTGTTAGTGCATGGCCAGGAACTCGATGTCCTCGGCAGGTGCTGCGACCCAGTGTTCTTCGTCATCCAGGACAACGACTACGGAGTCCAGTTTGCCCTTGGTTCCCCAGGCGTTGGAGATGAGCCCACACCCGAAGATTGTTTTCACCGGACGTCCGAGCAGGTGAAAGAAGTCCGGGTCGATGTCTATGACTGTGGCCATTTGACTCTAGTAGTGGAGGTCGGATTTGAACCGACAGGATGACCAAACTTCCCTACTCCGCAATGATTGGTTTGTCAAGGCTTGGAAGCCTAAAACTGGTCCTGGTATTTTTTTGGCAGGGTGGTTGTTTGTCTGTTTGGCCGGATTGAAAAACCCGAAGCCTATTTTTGGTCTTGGTATCTCACGGGCACTACCGCACCACCCTAGGCACCCGCCTCCGAAAAGATCGCCCCTCCCCTCTCTCGGCCGCCCGATCCACGTCCTCATGTGCCCCTCTCGCTTGTCCGGCCGCCACGCGAGCACCGGACCCAGGCTCGGCGGACCTAGGTGCTCAGCGGCCGAATCAGGGGCACGCCAGAAAAGATCGATCAAGGGTAAAAAGGATCTTGACCTACGATCTCCAGGGTTTATGATCCCTTCAGTGGCAAGGACGCCGCTCCAAACACACAGGATGAGACAATGAAAGCTAACACGATCAAGATCTGGGAAGGTCCCAGCAAGCTAGACGGGGCGCCTATTATGGTGCTCCTCACGGGCATTGCTAAGTCTAGCGCGAACACTAAGACCGGTGACTTGCTTCAGACTTGGATCCTTCGTTTGGACAAGGCGCCCCATCACGCCGTCAAGGACGGCAGCGACGCTAGTGTGTGCGGTAATTGTCCGCTTAGGCCGGCACTTTTCGTCAAGGGTGAAGTCTCCGATCGGCCTTGCTATGTGAAAACGTTTCAAGCTCCGCTGTCTACCTGGAAAGCGAACCGAGGCCTTCCTGTATCGTCGCCAGAGACCGTACGTGCCTTAGTTGCTGGGCGTCGAGTGCGGCGTGGTTCCTACGGGGACCCTGCGGCCGTTCCTGCCTACGTGTGGGATAATCTCGCCGATCGGCCTGGTACTGGCTACACTCACCAGTGGCGGCGCAGCCCCGAACTGGCCACGCAAGTAATGGCCAGCGTCCACACGACGCAAGAGGCCACACAGGCCCACATCCTAGGTTTTCGAACGTTTCGCGTCACTAAGAACGCGGAAGATCTAACAGCTAACGAAATCCTTTGTCCTGCATCTAAAGAGGCGGGCGCCCGAACTACGTGCGAAAAATGCAACCTATGCGACGGATCTAGAGGACCGTCGGACCGTCGGAAGTCGATCGTTATCGTTAACCACTAGACTCTCCGCCGGTTCGATTCCGGCACGCGCTTTGCTCACTACCGGGCACACAAACCCCAGGATGAAACATGACACTTGCTGACTATGCCGCCCTGTCTCGACTCTCTAAACCACTGGACGAACGGATCCGTGCCTATGGGGGGCGCTAGACCGTGCGCGGGCGCCCGATTCCGATCGGGCTCCTAGCGGACCGCCTAGCGTCCAAACAAACACAAACACACTAAGAGAGGATGCTGATATGGAAACTTACGAGATCGCAGGAAACATCTACACCACCGCCGATTTGCTTGACTCCGTTATGGATGGCGTCTGTCGTGAGTGCGGCGAGGTCACTTACCCCCATGAGCCAGATGCCGTTGACAACTGGTGTGAATGTTGCGGAGCTAACGCCGTTGCTTCAGTGCTAGAGCTTGCCCTAGATCAAGGCCTCTAGGCCCTAGCGGACCGCCTAACGTCCAAACAAACACAAACACACAAAGAGACATGTTGATCCCGATTTCTAAAATGCCTTTAAACCTACTCGCCGCCAGCGAACCTTTCGAGGTACTGATCGGGGGGCGCGCCTACATCGATGTAGAGGCCTGGGAGAAAAGCTGTGGACCTAAAAGGTTTGGGGTTTCGTGGTGGATAGACCGTTCGATCTCGGGATCGTCTCCGCTGCGAACGCTCGCCCTGAATCAATAACGCTAGACCGTGCGCGGGCGCCCGATTCCGATCGGGTTCCTAGCGGACCGCCTAGCGTCCAAACAAACACACACACACAAGGAAAGACATGAACACACGATCTCCCTACTACATCGCCCAAACGGCACAGTACCAACTTGCGGATTTGATCAACGCCTACAACGCCCTACACGCCACATTGGCAGAGCTAGAGAACGCCGCGATCGACTACTCCGATCCCGATACCGATCAAGCGTTGTCGGCGATTGACTTGTCGGAGACGCTCCAAACGGTGGGGAGTGGCTTGTTTGACGCCAACGCGGACTTGAACGAGGTTGTCCGGGAATGGGGGGCGCGTTCATGAACGCCGACACAAGAGCCGTTTGGAACGCGGGCAAAGAAGGCCTTACCCTGTCCGCCGAGTGTTATCGAATTGACTGGGAATTTTCCCGCGCGGCGCGTCGGCGCTGGTCTACTGTCGAGGATTACATGACCCACGATCTACCCCTGTACACGAGGACTCCGGCCGGTGTTTGCCGAGCAAACGTTGACTGGCACGCGTTAGCGTCCG